TCTCAAGTGGAAGATACTACCCCGCTTGATGATGATTATGATGTCAATATCCGCTTGGCGGGGAGTGGAGTGGTTCATGCTGCTGCCCGACCCGACAAACGCTCAAGCAGGTCTAGTGAGTGTAGTCACGGGGGCCATGACCGGTGCATTTGCGGTGTGGCTGGGACATGAAAAACATTAGGAGATACATATGAAAAAGTCTGTACCCGCCCCAAAGGGTTTTCACTGGATGAAATCTGGCAAAGGATACAAGCTTATGAAGAATCCTTCCGGTGGATACAAGCCACACAAAGGCGCATCAACCCGTGCGTCTTTTGACGTACAGAAAGTACACAACAAATGAAGTACAACGCATCACACTTCTTGGACAAACTAATTGAACACGAGGGCATGGTGCTTACCGTGTATGAAGACAGTTTGGGCATAGAAACTATCGGTATAGGTCGCAACCTCAAAGACAGAGGTATCAGCACCGAAGAGTTAGCGTACATGGATATTCCCAACATGGATGTTGTATACGAACACGGGATTAGTGAAGCAGACGCACGTTACCTTGCAATGAACGACATCAAGATTGTAGAGAACGAGTTGTGCCAAGTACACGCTTGTGTAAATGATTTAGATGCTGTACGACAGCTTATCTTGATGGACATGGCATTCAACATGGGGGTGCCCCGCCTCTGCAAGTTTAAGAACATGTGGGCTGCAATACACGAGGGCAACTTTGATGCTGCCAGCATTGAGATGATGGATTCGCGCTGGGCACGGCAGGTAAAATCGAGGGCTAAAAAGTTGTCTGATGCTATGAAGTCAGGAGAGTTCTAGTACGTTATGATACACGTCTTTCTCCTGTTTGTTTTTGTAGGCGTGGGAGATGACAAGAAGTTAGTCAGCAAAGACATGCACTTCAAAGACCTTAAAGAATGTGTGTGGTACGCACAAACATTACATAGACAAGGCAACCTAATAACGGCATACTGTGTACCCAAATTTATAACGGATGGAAATGTAAAGGTGTACTGATGCCCCCACGTAATCACAAAAACTGGACTAAAGAACCTAGCCTAGAATATGTAAACTCTCTAATCTACTCTGACCAAAGTCTGTACGAAGAAGAACTAACGAACATCTTTTCAAAGGTGTGGGTTCCCTGCTTTCACAAGAGTGAACTTCCTGATGTTGGTAACTTTAGAACAGGACAAATAGCAGGGCAAAATGTTCTTGCTTACAACACGGGAACAGAAATTAAAGCTTACCGTAACTACGATGTATTCAGGCCGTCTGGTACGTTTGCTGCTCCACTAGTAACATCTGAACCGCAGTTACACTGCGAAGTAAAACATGGGGGCATGGTCTGGATTACCCTAGACCCTAACCCCGACATGAGTGTCGAAGAGTGGACTTGTGGGGCGTTTGATTGTATTGCTGATGCTATTGATACAGAAGAACTAGAAGTATTCCACTATCACAAAGCCATCATAGGCACAAATTACAAGTTGTGGCACGACACCAACAGCGAATTTTACCACGACTTCATGCACTACTTTAATCGTGTGTCAGGTTTTAACGATGAATACTTCGCTAGAAAAAATGTACCTTTTGACAACGGTCACGTTAATGTTAGCAGCTTTACTGTTAACTACGAAGAGTATCAGGGATTCGAAGATAGAGGTGAGTTATCTTTTCCCAACTTGCCACCAAATCAGTGGTACATGGTAGACTTGTTTCCCGGCTACAACTTTAACTTGCGAGGCAGTGCATACCGTAGTGACAGCGTAACTCCTCTTGGTCCTGACAAAGTGCTGATTGAGTTTCGTGGCTACGGACTAAAGAACGACACACCAACCGAACGAAACACACGCATCGAACACCACAACTCAATATGGGGACCGTTTGGTCGTAATCTGCACGAAGACTTAATAGGGGTAGCGGGTCAGGGTACAACAATGCGGCCCGGAACTGAACCCCGCAACATATTGCACGGCAGACACGAAAACGGAACTATCCACGACGAAGTAGGAATGAGACACTACTACGCTGAGTGGAGTAAGTGGATGGGAGTACATGCGAATAACCCGCTACAGAAAGCAGCGTAAATGGACCCAATCAGTGCAATGGCTACCGCATCTGCCGCGTTTGGTGCAATCAAAAAGGGTTTTCAAGTAGGGCGTGATATAGAAAGCATGGCATCTGACTTGGGCAGATGGATGGGCGCACTTAGCGACCTAGACATGCTTGAAAAGGAAGCTAAGAACCCGCCTATATTTAAGAAGCTGTTTGCAGGTAAGTCTGTAGAACAGGAAGCGATGGAAACATTCGCAGCTAAAGAAAAAGCAGAAAGCCAACGCAGGGAGTTACAAAACTGGATTGGCATGACGATGGGTAAGTCCAAGTGGGATCAACTCGTCAAAATGGAAGGAACCATTCGTAAGCAACGCCAAGAAACTCTGTACAAACAAAGACAACGGCGGCGTAAGTTTGTTGAAATTGTAGCGTGGATACTAATGGCAGTGCTGGGTGCGGGTCTTCTTGTTGGCCTCGTTATGTTCCTCAAGGGTGTAGCCGCCAACGCAGAAACGTGGCCTGAGTATGTTACGTGTAGACTAAAGGGATGCAGCAACATAGACGGAGAAAGGCTTTGTATATATCATGGTCCTAACAATACAGTGGATAGTGTTTGGATCAACGTGGGAGAAATCTACCCACGAGAGATACAATGCAAGTACGACCCCAAGCACGAAAAGCCTCCCACCCTGCGAGAAACATTTACAGCAATCGAAAAGTCAAGAAAATAATCCTTGCTAATTTAAATAAATAGGTGTATAATGTTGTACAGGGAGACTGATATGAAAAGACTTGCCTACGAAGCCCTGAAGCATAAGTACGAGGCACAGAAAAAAGATGCGATATTTGTATACGCAAATTACACAAACAATCCGGCGGCTATTGGTGAACATCCGCAGTTGCTTGAAGAGATGGACAAGGCAGTCGCTAGTTGGGCAGACGCTCAAGACAAGTTGGATGCGCTTCAAGTGCTTAATAGCGAAACTTAACGGATACTGATATGGCAAGCACGTATCTCACCCTAGTTAACAACGTCCTTCGGGACTTTAACGAGGTTGAACTGACCAGTTCTAACTTTGGTTCGTCTCGTGGTGTACAGACCGCAGTCAAAGACTACGTAAACCGTGCGATTACTGATGTGATCAACTCTGAACTAAACTGGCCGTTTACTCGTGCTGCTGGTTCTGTTGACGTGATTGCAGGTAAGTCTTTGTACAGTCACGCAAGTATAGCGTCAACTCTCAAGTACGTTGACTACGATACAATGTTTCTTCGCCCAAAAAATTACATTACCAACGGGGACTTTGAAATTGACGGTTCCGCAAGTATTACTAATTGGACTACTGTGTCTGGTAGTCCTGCCGCCAGTTCTAAGTTTGGTAACACTCTGCTTCTTACTAGCGCAGAAGCATCCCAAGAAGTAGCCGACTTAATTGTGGGACGGTCTTACGTTGTAGTCACGCAGACCAGTGGAGCTACACTTACCCTTGAGATTGGAACCAGTTCAGGTGGATCACAAACTAAGTCTACTACGCTTACTATTGCCAGCGGCAACGAGGTGGCTCTTACCGAAACTACGTTTACTGCTACAGCTACAACGCACTACGTAAGCTTTACTGAAGCAGCGGGTAGCGCAGCGTACGTAAAACTGGTTGAAATGAGCGAAAATGTACTCCCCATACCATTAAAGTACCTGTCTTACGAAGAGTACAACGATGCGTTTCGTGAGCGGGACACTCGCCCCGATACAGACAAGTTTGCTGATCCAGAGTACGTATACACCACATACAACGACGAAATTGGCCTTACACCAATACCTGATACAAGCAACAGAACGCTAGAGTTTGATTACTACGTATCTCATACTGATTTATCTGGGGCGACTGATACGTCGATTATTCCGACACGTTTCGAACCAGTAGTAAACGCACGGGCCAAATACTACACGCATGTGTTTCGTTCTGACGTGCAGTCCGCACAGTTTTCGTTAAAAGAATACGAAGACGGAATCAAACGTATGCGTATAGAGCTACTTAACCGAAAGAATTACATGAGGGCCGTTTAATTGGCTGACTTATCCCAAGCACAACCTGTAGCGTTTAACTGTGAAGGCGGTTTGGTAAAAAACCGCTCTACGTTTATGATGCAACCGGGAGAAGCCCTAGAGTTAGAAAACTTTGAACCTGACGTAGAGGGTGGCTACAAGCGTATTCAAGGATTCTCCAAGTACGTAACTGGCGTAGTTCCGCAAACAGCAGACTCCTCTGAGCCTATTCTGTTAGTTGCTACATTTGCAAGTAAAGTGGTTGCAGCACGGGGCACCAGCATTTTTCAAGCTACACCCGGTGGGTCTAGTTGGACAAGCATTGACAGCGGACGTACCAGTGCAGCCAAATACAACTTTGAGCGGTTTAACTTCGATGGCAACGACAAGCTGATTGTGGTTGACCAAACAAACGCTCCCACAGTGTTCAACACCTCGTTCTCCGCTACAGACGTGAGTGAAAGCAGCGTTGCTGGTTCCAAGTTCGTAGCGGCATTCAAGAATCACATGTTCTACGCTGGCAAGTCCAGCACACCCCAAGAAGTAGTGTTCAGCCAGCCGTTTGACGAAGACGCATTTTCTAGCGGCAGTGGTGCAGGAAGTATCAAAGTTGATGACACCATTACAGGTCTTAAAGTCTTTCGTGACAGTCTATTTATTTTTTGTGAAAACAGGATATTTAAAGTTGGCGGCAGTAGTTCTAGTGACTTTGCTGTCGTACCAGTTACTCGTAACATTGGCTGCTTGAATGGTTTCACTATTCAGGAATTTGCTGGTGACCTTATCTTTCTTGGCCCTGACGGGTTGCGTACAGTCGCGGGTACAGCACGGATTGGTGACGTGGAATTGGGCACTATAAGTTCAAATGTGCAGTCCCTTTTCAACGAAAACATTGCAGACTCAGCCAGCTTTGAAAGTCTTGTAATACCTGACAAAACACAGTACCGCATATTCTTTACTAAATCTGGAACTGCAGAAACAATTAGCAAAGGGGTAATCTGCGTGATGAAGGGGCAGAAGTTTGAGTTTGCGGAGTTACGTGGCATAAAGCCGGTATGTACAGATACATTTGTAGATGACGGCAACGTAATTGTTTTACATGGTGCAAGTCAAACGGGATACATCTACCGCCAAGAATCGGGCAGTGATTTTGATGGCACGGCTGTACTAGGCAAGTATCGTGGGCCAGACCTCACATTTGGTGACGCTGGCATACGCAAACACATGCAGCGTGTTATCGTAAACTACAAACCGGACTCTACAATAGATGCTGATTTGTTTCTTAGATACGACTATGAATCCCCGGATGCGCCTCGTCCTGCAGCGTACCCCCTAGATTCCAGCGATGTTGTTGCTTC